TTAGAAGGTGGTTAAAGCCCACCCTGAACAAGTTATTTGTTCGAATTAAATTTTCGTTCTAACGCACTATGCTTTGCCAGGCAAATAGTGTGTAATCGTGAGAACTCTAGAAATTAGTTGATTGATTGAAGTTGTTTTTGGACTCACTGTAGCCCTGAAGGTAATCTTGCTTTGTGACAAAGCCTTCAGACTAGCTAGCTTTGAGACAGTCTCAATGAATTTTGATTGATGAAATCTTGAACTATCACGTTGACCTCGGCATACCAATTCTTTGGTTGAGTGGGTGCATTAAGGTTTCAGTACCAGCGGTATTCCGCCGTACTCAGTACTCCTAATTATGCTCGTGCTCTTCTGTATGGATGCGATTGTCGTCGAAGAGAGGAATCTCCGACCAAAACCTCGCCAAATATGAAGTCGGAAAAACAGGTTTAGTGTTGAAATAGCACCCCAGAATTTATTCTGGTGATACGGGTTAGTACCCCGGCCCTCCTACGGGAGAGTTTATAACTCCTAGTCTTTTAAAACAAGTCGGCCCCGGACAAATGTCTAATGCAGGGGAACCTGCCACGAGAAGAATCGTGGACGGAAGCAGCACCGAATCGCTGTCGAAGCATGTAGAAGCATGCAAACCATGTGCCTTTGAGGCACATAACCCCCAAGATATGGCCCGTTCCTGTATGGGTAACATCAGTTTTGATGTGTACAGGAAATGTGTGCACAGAGTTAAAAAGTGCCGCCATTGCCATGTCATTCCACTCCTCAGTAAAGAGGAGAAAATTGTCAATTATTTTGTTACCCACATTGGTGGTGATGGTCGTTTGATCACCAATACCGTTGGTGTGGGTGGCATTCGCCCCCAACAGGTTCAATACGTTTTGAATAAGCAGCGAGAAGCTGCTCACGCGTCAATGGACCCGAATTTTTCCATTCCAGAGCAGGGAACAGCTGAAGAACCCGACAGCTGTAAACCTGAGCCCCCGATAATGGAAATTCAAATAGATCCTGAATTGCAGCGTTTGCATTCAGAACATTCAGTGATCTCTGAACCCTCTTCAACAGAACATTTGAAGAGTTCAATGGGTTCACAATTGGAACAAGTGACTGAACAGATGAAGTCATCTTTTTCCACGCCCGTTGTGAAGAAAGCATCCCGCTGTTTAGAGCAGCTAGTTTTACTCTTAGTGGGACTTCAATATGATACTTCTCTTGAGGCTATAGTTACTCGATGTGTGCAATTCCTGTCGGCCATCACTGATGGTGGAATTGTTTTTGCGTTGAATGACTCGCTCATGAAGTATGTTGCTGGTGCCAAGGTTCCAGATTTGTTGAAAGGCAAGACAATCAAAGAAGCATTTTCAGTGGAGCAATCTGCTCCGTCAGTACCTGAGATGCTTTCTACCGAGTCTCTAGTTGTTTGGGAAACCCTTAAGCAGGGGATTTTTACCAAACATTTATCCTATATTCTCGGAACAGTTTTTGCTTTTTCAACTTGTAAAATTAGGAACATTAAGTTTAGTCACCCAGTTTATGAAAAAGTGCTGGAGCATGCACAATCAGATGAGATTGATGGTTTGGATTTGATTGACCATGGCATAAAGCTTTACAACTGGACGACCACAGTTGGCATGGCATGTTTGGAATCTCGTAGTCTTGAACCTTTGACTATTAATTCAAACACGCTTTCGAAATGTCACGCAAAGTACTATGAGTGGCATCGAAAGTTTTTGGATTTTAAGAGATCCGGTACCTCAACCATGGAGGAACGTCAATTGATGTACACAGAAGTCGAAGCAGTCCTCAAAATCTTGGAACGATTTTCCAAGGTTCAGAAGGAAAAATTCATGACTTTGCAAGCTTCTAGTTTGTTTAGAGAAGTTTTAGCATTGTATAATGATGTGCGTGATTTCGTACAAAAAATTGACCGCGTTAAAGTGGCCAAAGCCTACCACCTCACTGGTGTTCCAAAAGTGGGCAAATCAACTATTGTACCAAAAGTTTGTGAGCAAGTTTGTTTGGCTCGTGGAGTTCAATATCGTGAGCAAGATTGTGCTCAAATTAATTTGATGGCCCCTTACCAAGATGAACTCAATAACGCGACACAGACGATCGTGATTAACGAGACTATTCCGATCAAGGAACATTTGGCCAAATCAGTGGAGAATGCTTACAACACCTCTCTTGCTTTGGTCGATTCAGTTCCTTTTCACCCAAATAGATCAAGTTTGGAGGAGAAGTCAAAGAACACTATGACGCATATCGCTGTTATATCTACTGGAAATACTGCGCAACCTTTTATTCACGTTGCAAAAACACCTGGGGCTTGGGAGCGCCGGTATACAATTATTGATCAACGTGTGAAGGATGAATATTCTGATCCATTTGGTCGAATTGACTCGAGCAAAACTGATGGTTCGGATGATTACCATTGGTTTGATGTCTATGAAATTGTGTATGTTGGAAAAGAAAAGAAAATTGTTTACTTCGACATCAATGGTAAGCGTTCATTGAACCTTGACACAAAAGAATTGTTTGAGTTGATTCGTCAACAATGTATACAACATTTCGCAGAACAAGATCGTCTTGATGAGCAGTATCGGATTAAGAAAGCCGGCGGTTGCTTGACGTGCAAGCGTTTGTCTTTTATGTGCGTTTGTCCCAATGTGGAAGAAAAATCCACATCTGGTGATAGGATTCGCATGATTGAAGCCAATGTTGCAGAGTTACCTGCAGAAGAAATTTGCCCTAATAGAACTATGGTGGGGCATATGGGAACTCCTTGTCACTTTCACATTGGAGGCATTTGTTCATATTGTGGACGCGAGGATCCTGTTTTGGAAGAAGAACCAAAGGATCCCGAGATGGGAATCGCGATGACTGCCATTAGTACAGTCAGTTCACTAGCTTGGCAATCGATGTTACCTTGGGTAAATCCATTCATAAAGATGAGATGGTTGTGGAACATCGACAACAATGTGATGCGTTGTTTTCATGAGGAAATCGTGGAAGAATTGAGTTATTGGCCTGAATATGTAGGCTGTACTACTTTCACTTTGATTCCACATTCATGGTTGCAGCGTCCAGATGGATCACTCACTTGGTTTGGTAAGAGGAAGGAGAATTTTTTGAGGATGGTAGCTGCTGAAAGGCAGATTTTTCTACCTCTTTCGTATCTTTTCCGAAGAGCTTTGATTTTGGGATTGTTGTCTTTTGTTTTATTGTCTGCTATTGGAGCTACTATGGAATATTTTGGACTCAATCCTCGAGAATATGATCAAGTTGTTTTACGCGCTCACACTTATAGAGAATGGGGTTGGTACTATTTTTACCCTCAGTATTCCCAATTTGTGATGGAGAGACGTGAACTCTATGCTGAGTTTGGAATTTTGACAGAGCGCCATCTAAATTGGAAACGATTTTATTCTGCCATCGTGTGGTTTGAGAAGTTGTTAGGATTGTTGTGTGTTCCATGGAGATTTGAGCGCACACGATATGTCCCAGTGTTGATTACGTGCATGTACCAGTGGTGGTTGATGCCAGTTATTTTGAGTTCGCTTATTTCGGTATCCTTGTTCTTTTTTATGTGGTGGAGGCGTGCAATTGGGTATCGCCAACGCTACGAGGATTTACAGCGCAGGACAATGAGTGACCCAAATTTGCAGACTACCATATACGATCGAGCTCGTCGTCATTGCACCGAATATAACAGTCTCGTTCCTACGGCAATTGGTGTGGTTGGTGCGATTGTGACAGGTTTGGTGATTTGGAATCAAATGCGAATGCCAGAGATGGGTTTCAAGAAAGAGAATAGAACTAGTTGGAATGATTGGTTTAATTTTTCTCGAGAAGTGGCTGAACCAGCTGAATCTAAGAACTCGTCATCTGATGAAGCTGCTCACAATGTCAGCAAAGTACTTACTTATGTTGAGGCTGATGTTAACGGTGAAACCAGATGTGTTCATGGTATTTATTTGGAACCTGGTATATTGACAATTCCTCGCCATTTCTTTAAACCTGATCCATACAAACAGGAGTTGGAACCTTATGTTGATTTGAGGCTGGAGACTAATGGAGTTAAAACTAGTGTTAGAGCTTATTCGAAGAATTTGGAGCGCATAGCTGGAAAGGATGCTGTGATTTTATTCGTTCCGAAGGCTCCTAGCATTGGCGTATCCTTGAAGTCTATGTTGCCTCGAAAAACTGGATCCGATTCTATCAAGTGCAGATTATTGTACTTGAAGAAAGAGCCAGGAGGAGATGATAAAAATGTGGCATTAAGGAAAAATTTCAAGATGCTCTCTGAGACACTTAATTGCAAGTATAAACCTCACATTGATTGTGGTGGTTTTGATTGTGGTAGAGGCTTGGAGTACATTTCAAAAGTTACCAAACTTGGCTCATGTGGAGCTGTTTTGATGACAGATCGGAGAGATCCAGTTTTTGCAGGTTTCCATATAGCAGGAGAGAATTATAGTTTGACTTCCAGGAAAGGGTATGCGCAAGAGATCACTTTTGAGGACTATGCGGCAGCGGTAGATAGATTGAAAAATCAACCGCATTATCGCAAGGTCCCGGAGATGAGAGTTCTGCAAACTATCCGCCTAGGTTTGAATCTCGTACCGAATGAGGGACCCCATCCTAAGACTAAAATGTTTGAGGCTGGGGAGATGAATCCTTGTTCTGGGATCGAGGTTATTGGTCATACTACAGATTTACCACGGTATCGTTCGAGAGTTCGTAAGTCGTTGATAAGCGACAAGATTACAGAACACTGTGGGCAACCCTGTATTTGGAAGGCACCTTATATGAAAGAGCCATGGGTTCATCATAACAAGAACTTGAAGAGGATCGCAAAAGGTGCATTTGAAGTACCTCCTGATTCTTTGAGGTGGGCGAGAGATGATTATTGGAATCAAATTTTGCCACCTTTATTGGAGCATATTGAGAAGCACCCCGATTTGTGTCGAGAGCTTACCTTGGATGAGGCGATTAATGGTGTTCCAGGATCACGGTACATGAAAAGGTTTGATATGAGTACTTCAGCTGGGATTCCTAATGGTAGCAAACTTGATAGTGGATTATTTGTCGAGATTGCTCCATATGAGGATGGACGGAAACGATATGAGTTGTCGAGTGAAGCTCAAAATTATTTTGGTGATATGCTCGCAGCTTTTGATCGTGGCGAACGTGTGGGAGTGTATGTGCGAACGTGCCTTAAAGACGAGGTGGTGGAAGAAGATTCTGAAAAGGTTAGAATCTTTTATATACTTGAATGTCTGTTTGGTTTGGCTTGTCGTATGTATTATTTGCCAATCGCTGAGTTCATTTCTCGGAATCCACTTGAGAGTGAATGCATGGTAGGGCTTAATTGTGCTGGACCAGAGTGGGAAGCTCTTGTCTCTCACATTACCAAATTAGCTACTGACGCACAGCTAAACGATTGGGATTTTAGCGGTTATGATTTATGCCGCCCTATGGACGTTATGTGCACCTCCTTGAATCTTTATGAATCTGTTGGAGAGCGAATGCGGTATAAAGCGCAATCTCTTCGACGCATGCACGCTATTGGAGAGGAACTCAGAAATCCTTTGGTCAATTGGAATGGAACTATCATGTTTTTATTCTTGTGGTGTTCCGGGAACAGTATGACTGTTTATGGAAATAGCACGGAGAATTCTCTTCATCAGAGAATTTCATTTCATTGGAATGGCACTCAAATGCTTGGTGATAAATTCTACGAACTTGGTACGTATCAAGAGAATGAACACACCGGGACTTATGGAGATGATGGCCATGCTGGATCTAGACCGGAAGTGCGTGAATTAACCCAATTTTCTACAAGGAAGAAGTATTTTGATTTTATTGGAATGGGATTTACGAATGCACGCAAGGATGGATCTGACGCAGAGACAATAGAGGCTGAACTTGTGGATTTTTTGAAACGTAAGAGTGTTTACCACGCAGAACTTGGAATTCGCGTAGGTGCTCTCGACGTTAAATCGATCTACAAGATGGCCCATATGAGTCATGGTCAAGGGGAACCAGAGGATTTGGCAATTGCTACCATTCAAACTATGCTCCACGAGGCTTTTCTACATGGGGAAACTTTTTATGAGTGGCTCCGGACCAGGTTAAAGTTGGTAGCAAATGATTGTCTCATTTGGTGTAAAGAGCTCGACGTTTCTTATATAGAGAAGGTTGAGCTTTGGAAAGAAAAATACGCGGGTTAGAGCCCCGCACCCCGACCTGTCGGATGTCTTGAAAAGCCGATTCCAGTAGTGCCTGGGACCTAAGGGGAAGCAAAGCCGCATCGTGTGTGTGGATACCAATGAGTGTGTCGAGCAATACTTGTTTAGGCTCCATACGGTGAACACGCTCTTTTTGTCGAGACTGGGCTGTCTTGGCATTTGTACATAGTAGCCCGAAAGCAATAAAAATAATACACATAAGATCTTCAGTTCAGGCATGGCTGGAGACGCTGAAATCAGCACACAGAACATGTCATTTAAAGACAATGCACCTGGTCAAAAAGATACGCGTGGAGCCGTTATGGATCCGACGCGCGAGTTGGGTTTCGTACACGACGCGGATCTTAATAATTTCTTTTCACGACCGGTGCGAATATTTCAAACAGAGTGGACAGTTGACACTGGTTTGTTCGCTCGCTTTAACCCTTGGGAGCTCTTTTGGGAAAATCCGAGGAATGCAGAGAAGATTAGGAACTATTTTCTTCTCAAGTGTACCCTCCATTTGAAACTAGTAGTGAACGGTAACGCTTTTTATTTTGGTCGTGCCATTTTGGGTTACGAGCCATTGGCACCTTTGGACAATTTTTCATATAGCAGATACAGATCTTTTGTAAGTGAAGATGTTGTTCGACTATCCCAGAGGATGAAGGTTTTTGTGAATCCCACGGAGAGTCAAGGTGGATCTTTGGAGCTGCCTTTCTTCTGGCCTCGAAACGCTTGGGTCATTCCAGATAACGAATGGAGAGAAATGGGAGAATGTGTTTTGTCCTCAATAGGAGTTTTGAGACACGCAAACGGGGGAACAAATCCCGTAACTATTTCAATTTTTGCGTGGGCTGAAAATGTTTCTTATGCTATTCCAACTGGTTTCGTTCCAGAGATGGGTGTACCAGAGATGGGCGATGAGCACAATGAAAATGTGATCTCTCGCCCAGCTAGTAACGTTGCTCGATATGCTGGAGCTTTGGCAAATGTTCCTGGTATAGGACCATTCGCTAAGGCCACAGAGATAGGAGCTGGTGCCGTTGCATCGATTGCCAAAATTTTTGGTTATTCGAGTCCTACGAATTTGGACTATTCTGTGATGGTTCCTAGCCCCAGATCTTCTTTAGCGGTGGTGGACACTAAATATCCCACCAATAAACTCAGTGTTGATAGCAAGCAGGAGATTACTTTAGATCCTGCCACAACAGGAATAGCACCCACAGATGAGTTACCCATTGCCTCGATTGCTGGCCGGGAATCCTTCCTGACCAGTTTCAATTGGTTACAATCAGACACCATTGATCAAACTTTGTTTCAGATTTACGTGGATCCTGAGCAGACGCGATATAACGGAGTTGAGCGGCATTTGACCGCTTGTGCAGCTGCTGTTTTACCTTTCGATTATTGGAGAGGCACAATGAGATTTAGATTTCAGATTGTTGCTTCAAATTATCATCGAGGGCGCATTCGCTTAGTTTATGATCCCAAAGGTGGTGTGATAGACCCTGAATACAATACTCATTATACTACAATTCATGATATTGCAACCGAGAAAGATTTTACAGTTGATATAGGATGGGCTCAACCTGAACCTTTTCGAAAATCAATTGGAAATAGGATAGGTTATTCTACTTCAGCAATAACTCCTTTGCCCCCTCTTACTGGGCAGGCTAATGGGGTTTTGAGTGTTCACGTTTTGAACGAGTTAACTGTGCCCGGCACAGTTGTATCAGATATTCAAATTAACGTGTTTGTCTCTATGCTGGATGATTTTGAAGTTGCAATGCCTGCAGCAGAGCTTTTTAGATGGAGGTTTAGAAATCCCACCGCTCCACAAATGGGCACCCCAGAGATGGGTGTTCCTGAGATGGCTGAAGGTGCTGATTCAACCGATATGGATTGTTGTAGTGATCAAATCACGGACCCACCGACGATAGATACAATGGCAGACGCTTTTATGGATAGTACCGATACCACCAAGTTATTTTTTGGAGAAGTTATTGGTTCTTTCCGACAGATGATTAAGAGAACATGCTTATCTGAAGTGCATGTGGCAAATGATGCGTCGACCGCAGCCCACTTGTGGATCCGGAGGCGATCGTTTCCTGAGTATGGAGGTAGACTTAGAGACGACGCGTTAGTTTCACCAGGATCTATGGTTCAGGTTTATGAAGATGGAAGGAAATATGTTATTACAAGCACGACTTATTTGAATTATGTGGCGCAGATGTTTTTAGGTTGGAGAGGATCTGTACGTTGGACATTCGACATGTCAGCATTTAACACATCGTTTGGAACAGATGCATTTAATTCTGTTACAGCTATTGTGTCGAGAGATTCCACATCCCCTCGAAATTCGAATGTTACCGTTATTCGAGAACCTACTCAACCTTTGAAGAACACTGCAATTCGGTTTTTGCAGCGCACTGATGCGAGAGTTTTACAGGGAGCCGTGATAGGCAATACTAAGGTTAATCCTATTTTATCTGTGGAGGTGCCTTTTTACTCTGATAAACGTTTTGAATTAACCCAGTCCCAACCCGGTTTTGATGGAATAGTTGAAGAACCTAGTTGGGACTTTGGGGTGTTGCTTCCGACATCCACTGATGGCACCGATATTGTCATAATGCCAGCATTTTGTTCGGCAGGAGAAGATTTGAATTTCTTCTTTTTCAATGGTTTGCCACCAATTTTCTTCCAGCCAGATTGGCCAATTGACAGCTTTTGAGCTGAAGGATCGACCTGTAGGGTACGTCGTTAAACTGCCCTCCCGTAGTAGTCTTGGATAGGCTGCGTAGGGCGTGTCCCTCATGTAGGCTTCTCATACCTGTAGAAGTGAAAGGGGGACCGGTTAAAAAT